GACTTTATTCATGGAACAGTTAATCAGTGATATCATTGAGTTTAATGCTGACCAAGAATTTAGAATTCTTAAGTTCCAGATGGAAATGGTTGATGAGACCAACGGGGTAAGAAAATTAAGTCTGAATACAGGTGCTGATTATAACACGCTAATGAGTAAGGGTGGTAAACCCGTGGACAAAGCTGTTTTCTATAAATGTGTAGACTACTATGAAAAATCTGTTGACAGAGATTTTATTAATGTAGTATATGATGCATGTACAACTGATGAAATGTGTGCTACTATCCATTATGAGATGGAGAAACACAAGAAAGAAGATGGTACATATGTTAATATGCTAGTTACTATAGATCACTCAGCATTATTTAGAGTAGGAAAAGGACAGAAGGACAAATTTGAGATGTTAAATGCTTTAGGTGAAGCTCTCACTATGATGAAAAAAAGATATCCAATTGCTTTTGTAGTTCTTAGTCAGCTTAATAGAAATATTGATAATCCTGACAGGTCCAAAGATGGTGAATACGGTAACTATATTCTTGACTCTGATATTTATGGTTCAGATGCTTTATTACAGCATGCAGATGTTGTGATGGGTATTAACAAACCATCTATTAGAAAGATAAGACAGTATGGACCGGAGAGATTTATAATCAATGATGAGGATCTCTTAGTATTCCATTTCTTAAAATCTAGAAATGGTACTACAAGAATGAGCTTCTTTAAACTAGATAGAGGATCAATGCGGATTATAGAAGTGGACACACCCCCTCAAGCAACCAAGAAAATCACAATTTAAAAACAAAGTATGAGTACAAGAAAAGAAAGAGAAAAAGAATTTTTTGTCCAGCACATGGATACATTCAAAGCTCTCAAACTAAATGACCCATTTTTTATTATCAAGACTGCCTTCTTTCAGAAAGGTAAGTATGGTAGACAAGTTCAGTTCTTTGAATCTGAAATTGGTAAAGGAGAGGATATTTATGTTGAGTTCTATGACAATGTTACTGATGATAAAGGTACAGTTACTGATGTAACTCCTTTTACAAGTGACAGACAGTTGTTTAAATACAAGTATAATCCTTTTTATATGGAGGAATATGAAACAAAAGAAGGTGCAAACTTTAAGGGTGAACCTTATATTTTGTATACAGTTCCTGTTTCTGAGATGATTGCTGTTCTTAAAGATGGTACTGAGATTACTTATGCCCTTTATGAGAAGAGAAAAGCTGATGCTGAAACAAAAGCTAAAGAAGAAGAATTAGAACTTCCCAGATTACAAAAGTCTTTATCTATATTTCCCGACTTTGAAGAGCAATTTGCTCCAAAAGCTGAAGAAAAAATAGGAGAATTGGCTTTACATATTACAGGTGAAGAATCAATTGAAGCAATATGTAAAAGGATTTCTAATGATTTTGAAAAATTAGCAATAGCAGTATCTAAAATTAAATTAACATGAGTATAGTACTTCCAACTAAAAAAGTGGGCCCTCAAAGAGTTAATCCTAAAAGATTAATTATTTATTCAAAACCAAAAACTGGTAAGACAAGTGCATTTGCGGGTCTTGAAGATAATCTAATCATAGATCTAGAGAATGGTGCTGATTATGTAGAGGCTTTAAAGATCCAAGTAACTTCTTTACAAGAACTACTTGATGCAGGTAAAGCAATTAAAGCTGCAGGTAATCCATACAAGTATGTTACAATTGATACTGTAACAGCACTAGAAGATATGGTTGGCCCTTTAGCAATAAAGCTTTATAAAAATACAAGCATGGGTAAAAGCTATGATGGCGATAATATATTGTCCTTACCAAATGGTGCAGGATATTTATATTTAAGGCAAGCTTTCTTTCAAGTTTTAGATTTTATTGATACTTTAGCACCCCATATTATTTTGGCAGGTCACATTAAGGACAAGCAAGTAGATGATAAAGGTGAGATGGTATTAGCTGCAAACATTGATTTGACAGGTAAAATTAAATCTCTTATTTGTGCAAATGCAGATGCAATTGGTTATATGTTTAGAAAAGGTAATAAAACTATTCTATCATTTAAGACTAGTGAAGAAGTGACTTGTGGTGCAAGACCAGAGCACTTAAGAAATGAAGAAATAGTAGTTTCTGAGATGAATGACAAAGGTGAACTAGAGTTTCACTGGGATAAAATTTATGTATAAAACAAATAAAAAATAGAAAAAATGGCATTAAGCACAACAGACTTAGGAACAGGTGGTTCAGGAATGGCAAAAACAATTGCACCAGGAAATCATACATTAAAAATTAACAGCATTGAACTAGAAGATTTTAGATTCATTGAAGGTGCAAAACATCTTATCTTGCATGTAGAAACAGAACCTATTGAAGATTTTGAAGGTTTCTGGATTGACAAAGATAATGAGAGCCTGGGTAGATATGATGGTCAGATTGGTAGAATCAAAGCTAGCCAATATGCATTTGCAGATGGAGAAACTAAATCTGGTATCAAGATTCAAAGAGATAGATCTATTCTTATCTTCTTACAGAACTTATGTAATACATTAGGTATTAATGATTGGTTCCGTGAGCAAGATGGTAAACATGAAACTGTTGAAGATTTTGTAAATGCATTTACTAAACATGCACCATATCAAAATCATTTCTTAGAATTCTGTGTTGCAGGTAAAGAATATGAAAGCAAATCAGGTTATACTAACTATGACATGTGGTTACCAAAAGCAGAGAACAAGAAATATGCTATGGCTGAAGTAGAAGCAGGTAAGGTTATGCCTTATGATGAAGCAAAACATCTTAAAAAGATTGAAGTAAAAGATGTGAAAGCATTTGGTGATGATGATCTTAATATCACACCTAAAACTTCATCTGATTTTAGCTTAGACTAAAGAATCCTTATTAACAAGGGGGGTTCAGTCTTGAGCTCCCCTTTTTTATTGTAAATTATGATTTCAACTAAGAATCTAGTATCTGATTTACGGGATGTTCCCAGAGAATGGGCATATGAGTATTATTTGAACTTAAAGGAAAGACTGATTGGTCAGGATGTAAAAATGCTTTCTGCATTTAACTCAAAGGATAAAGTTCCTTCTATGTTTATATATACTGATGCATCAAATTTTTATAAGTTCAAGGATTTTTCTTCTGGCAACCAGGGTGATAGCATAGAATTAGTAAAATGTTTATTTAATCTACCATCAAGAGGTCATGCTGCTAATAAGATTATCAATGATTATCAAGAGTTTCTCTTACATAATGATGCTCCAGTAGTACTTGAGTTCAAATTTCATGACAAGTTTAAAGTTGTAGACTATGAAATGAGACACTGGAATTCCCAAGACTCTAAGTTCTGGACAAGTTTTAGTATTAGTTCTACACTTTTGGCCAAGTATAGCGTAGTGCCCTTGGCATACTTTACTATGGAAAAGAAGGAAGAAGATGGTTCTATGACTTCATTTAAGTTTACTAAGCCATCTCTCTATGGTTCTTTCCGCCAGGATGGTGAGTTGTACAAGATCTACATGCCTAAGAATCTAGATAAGAAATTTATCAAGGTTCAAAATTATGTTCAAGGTATAGATCAACTAACTTATGAGCCCAAGTATTTGATCATTACATCCTCTCTAAAGGACTTAATGTGTTTTAATAAACTTGGTATAGGGAATGTTGAATGTATTGCACCAGACAGCGAGAATACAATGATAGGTGAGGCAGTCATGGGAAAACTGAGTAAACGGTATTTTAAGACAATTGTACTGTTTGATAATGATGAACCCGGTATCAAAGCTGCTCAGAGATATCAAGACAAGTATGGTTTTAGTTATGTAGTGCTTGAGATGTCTAAAGACCTATCTGACTCAGTCAAAGACCATGGTATTGAAGCTGTCAGAGATAAATTATTACCACTATTAAAACAAGCATTATGAGTTTAGAAAGATCAATGAATGATTTAGAAGATCATATATCTTCTGCAAGAGATGAATTTGATAATCTAAGAGAAAAGATTGAAAGAGAATTGGAAGATGTAAATGATGAAATTGCTGTGTTAAAAGATGAAAATTATACACTTAGAGAGCAAAATGAACTTCTTGAAGAACAAGTAGAAGACTTAAATAGAAAGAATGCTATATTTGAACTAGAGAATATGGAATTAAGACTAAGGATAGAGATTTATGACTTGGAAGTATAAAGGTAAAGAGTTTGATGAAACATGTATCCCGCAAGGTGGTATTGGATTCATCTACATTATGACTGCTATCATAGATGGTAAGTCTGTTGCATATATTGGTAAGAAAAACTTTTTTGCTAATATAAAGAGACCAATGGGTAAGAAAGCTTTGGCTATGTCTACAGATAAGAGACTAAAGAAATATACCCGGGAGCTCAGACCTGACTTCATGAAGTATTATAGCAGTAACAAGACTCTTAAAGATGCTCAC